ATCATCCACCTCCTACGCCGTTATGGCAGCATCCGTGATGCCATCCACCACGGCTATGCTCTTGGTCGAGCCAAGAGCCAAGTTGACGTACCAGGTCAGCCGGAAGCGGTTGGCATCCTTGTTTTCGAGCTCAATCTCCTTGAACTCGAACATCGGGTTGCCGGTGACCAGGCAGAGACCTCCCTCCTCAACGCCGCCGAAGCGCACGAGAAAGATGGAGGAGCAGGCACCTGTGGTCTTGAGAGCATAGGCGCCTCCGGATATGGTCTCTGTCTGCACGATGTAGTCGGACCTGACGATGGGGATATCCCGGTACACCGGGAAGGTCGCACCCACATCCTGACCCGCCTGGTGGTATATCCAGTTGACCGGGGTTGCACCTCGACCGCTGGCCATGAGCCGGCGCCAGATCTCGAAGTTCATCAGGATGAGGTCCGGCTTTGGCTTGACCAGGTCAATAGCCTTGTCCAGGTTCGCCAAGGACAGAGCGGCACCAGTGCTGCTAGAGCCATTGGCGACATGCTGAGCCGAGGGGCAGAGCAGGTGGAGGCCGTCGAAGTGCTTGGTGAGGGTGGTGTCATCACCATAAATCAGCTCATTCTCAATGGTCCGCATGACGCCCTTACGGGCCATAGAAATTGCCTGCGCCCGGATGTCGTTCGGGTCGCGGTAGGTGTCCACGATGAAGTTGTCCAGGTCCCACTGGCCGATGACTCGGCGCAGAGTCACCGTTATAGGAGTAACGGTGGCCTGGGCCTGGGCGGGAATGTCCTCGCCGATGTCGTAGAAGTCGGCGGTGGGCAGGGTGCCCTCACGGTTGTAGATCAGTGACTTGGCATCGAGCTGCATCACCGGAAGGCGAGGAATGAGCTGACCTTCCTCAATGATCTCCTCGATGATGCCCGCCAAGAGGCGGTCGGTGACAAGTCGCTGCACTTCCGTAAGGGAGTCGAAGTAGCCTATGACAGCCAAGGCTCAACCTCCTTATCTGTTGTGGTCCTTGAGGCCAGCCTTGATGAGAGCACGACCGCCAGTGATGCCTTCCCCGCCTCCACCTCCGGCGCCCCCATCAAATCCAGGCTTGGCCCCCGGCTTCACGAGCTTGAGGGCCTCGATGAGGCTGTCAAGTTGCTGCTCTGTCTTCTTCTCAAGTTCGGCAGCAGGTATCTCGGTGCCAATAGCCTTGGACATCTCGGCTACCTGCAGCCTCTTGAGACCGACCATCTGCTGTAGCAGTTGGTCACGACCCGTGGTCGCCTCCCTAAGCTTCTGCTCCAGCTCCTTGACCTTTTCCCCAAGCCTGGAGGATTCGGCGACTGATGCCTCCGCCTTCTCTCTGGCGGCCGTCTCTCCGAGCAGAGCCTGGTGCTTCGCATCCAGGTCAGTTCTGGCAGTGGCCAGCTGAGTCTGGATGTCAGAAATCTGCCCTTCGAGCCCTTTCTTCGCAGCGATCAGGTCTGACTCGGGCACGAACTTGCGTCCTGCCTCCGAAAGAACCTTGAGGGCCGCTTGAACTTCCTCGTCGCTCATTCTCTTTGCCTCCGGTTAAATAGTAACACAGAGCTAATCGGTTGTCAACTCATCGCATACTGATACCTCCGATATGAACTATTGCGCTTCAGGCCGGTACTGCTGCATGAGGTCGGCATAGATGGCCTCAGAGTCAGCAGTATTGAACTCAGTGACTTTACCCCAAAAGTAGAGCCATGCCTCCAGAGTTGGGTCCATCCTCCGCATGTGAAGGCGCGCTGTGCGAAGGTCCTTGGTGAAGGTTGCGATAAGCTTGTTGCCATCGGCCATGGTTATTTCTTCGAGGGCTGCCTGCTCCGCCCCCTCAGTGGAGGAGTACCTACGCAGGATTTCCTGCTCGTCAGGAGTGAACTGTTGGATGACAGCCTCACGAAGGTTACGGTATGGCCTGAGGTACTCACGGCTGATGGTCCAGTAGAGCTTCTGGGTGTCGGTCCAGTTACGGTGGATGTAGGCAAGGAATCGCTGCTTGACGGCATCAGGTAGGGACTCGATGAGAGCATCGGTTTGAGCGAAGTAGGTGTCGAAGTCATAGGTGAGTTGGCCCGTCTCCGGGTCGCGGCGGAGTTGAGGCTTAAGCTCATAGTACTGAGCCACCAGCTCCTCGCCAGGGCTGAAGGTAGGCTGAGGAAGATTATGCTCCTGAGCGAAGGCAACCCGCTCATCCAGGGTTATGGGCACGTCCTTGAAGTAATCGGATTGGTGGAGGGCATCAATGCCAGCTGAGAGCCGAGCCTGAGTGTCACCTTGCATCTGGAGGTACTGGTCAGCCGTTATTTCGCCCCTGATGAACATCTCGCTCAAGTGCTGCAGGGAGTAAGCCTCAACATTGCCCTTATCATCCTTGAAGTCGTCGGTCCGGGCTGCAGTCGTCAAGTGCTCCACGGAATCCCAGTATTCACCGATGCGAACCACAGTACGCTGGTACTCTGATGGCAGGAGTGGAGTTACGGTTCTGGTCCACCGCTTGATAGACTCAATGCTGTTGATGTACTCCTGATCGAGCGGGTCGAGGGGGAAAAGGTCGGAGAAGCGTTCGCCAGTGACTGGGTTGCGCTGACTGACCACATCCTGAAGTTCCTTGGGTACGCCGGTGAGTGCCTCATAGACTTTGGAGGCGTAGTCCCTGGCCCTGACCAGCTCCTCGGGTCTCATTCGGAATAAGCCGGTCTGCTCAAAGAGTACGCTCATGCGGCCAACATGAGAGGTAGCCTCATTCCAGATTGACTGCTCTTGAGGGGTGAGCTCTATGCCCTCGACCATTTTCTCCCATATGCGGGTGCCATCAACCTGATCGAGTGGAATGTGGCGCTGCTCAGCTATCTTGTTGACAGTGAGCAGAATCTGATAGTTGCGGAACCTGTCAGGGAAGAAGGTCTCCTGGAGCTCACGAGCGTAGGGGACATTGGCGCCCACCAGCCCGCTGATGCCGGTCTTAAGCCATGCTGGCAGGATTTCACCGAACTGAGGACCTAAGGCTGGGCTCTTGGCCCCAAACGCCGCCTGGGGCAGGGTCACCTGAATGCCTGGGTAGAAGCCAGCGCGGCTGATATAGTCCATGACCTCACTGAAGCCCCTGAACTGGTCATAGTACTCAGGATAGTCGCGGAGGTAGAATCTCCGTAGGCCACCCATGAGGACTGTGCCTCGGAATGGGTCCATCTGGAGGTCAGTGCCTGGAATGTGCATGTAGCCGGTGTCACTATAGTCTATATAGCGGCCCCAGGAGGTGAAGATGCCGGGGGTCTGGATGAAGGCACGGGCCAGGTACGGCCACCGCTGAGACTCATAGGTCCAGAAGGGGAAGATACGGCGCATGAAGGCATCAAACATGTTCATGTGGGTGTAGTCAGTGAAGTCCATCTCGTAGGCCATGCGGGTTTGGTCCATGGCTTTCTCACGAGATGCTGCCCAGGCTGGAGTTGCCTCCCCGGTGTTGGTGAACAGGCCAGAACCCTGGAGCTTACTTGCCGTGTCCTCCAGGGCGCGGTTGAGCTTCTCCACATCTTCCGGCTTGACGCCCTTAGTGGCAGTGATACCGTGGAGCTTCTGCCTGAGGCCCTCAAGTTCCTGCTTCAGCGGAGATAGAGGTCCGTCGGTGGCATCAACCCGAATCTTGGCCAGCAGCTGGTCATAGACTCGACCAATACTCTCATCGGTGTAGCCCATACTCGCTGCAGACTCTCCGGTGAGGTTCGCCAGGACCTCTGCCTGCATCTTAATATAGCTGGTGAAGCGGCGCTTCGTCATCATTGCGGTGAGTGTCTCAGTGTAGAGGTTACGGCTGAGGTCATCCCCGGTAGTGCCAAAGAGCCTCGCCACATTGATGGGAGCAAGGTCGCCCGTGACTTTATCTATGGTGCCGATAGGCTTGGAAAGGATCATGGACCTGGACTGGGCCTCGGTCATGAGGCGATCAAGGTTATTCCAAGTGGACTGCCACAAGTCCTCCCAGTCCCGGTACACGGCATCCCAGTCGGGGCGCTTGCCTGGTCCGGCGAGCTGACGGGCCTGCTCCAGGATTGAGTGCTGCTCAGTCCTGGTCTCAATCAGGAGCTGCCTCCGCTCGATCATGTTGTCGAGCACTGGGCCGAGCTTCTCCTCAAGATCACCGGCCTTGACCAGGTCCCTGAGTTGTGACTGGACTCGGCCAAGGTCATCCTCAATCGCACCCATGAAGTCGAGCAGGTCCCCGTGGGCTGCCTCATGCAGCTTATCACGCTCGGCAACAGTGAGCTGATGTCCACGCTGGGTGACGGTGCTACGGAACTCACTGATCTGGCGCTCTACTGCATCAGTCATGTCATTGGCCATCCTGACGGCGCGCCAGAGCTCATCATCGGTAGTGATTGGAGTGCCCATGACCTCATCAGCCCAGTTCTTGAGGTTCACGGCCCTGGCCCGGAGTCTGGTGATGTACTCATCCTGAACCCCGCCCCAGCTGGCCTCCATAACTTCATCAACCTTGCCGGGGAGCAACCCCCTGCGGGCCTGGTCAATGATGTAGTTACGGTTCGGCTCAGGGATAGCAAGGTGCTCACCCACTGCCTGGGCCACATCTGCGGTGTACTTGCGGGCCGCGATTTGGTCTGCCCTCTGAGCCATAGCTCTGACGGCATCAGGACCATGAATGGAGTTCAAGAGCATACCTCGCTGGAGCTCAGCTATATCGCTGTGGCTCAGTGAGGTGATACCAAGCTTCTTGAGAGCAGCCTGGGCCCTCACTATATTCTCGAAGCCAGCCCTATCCACGAGTTGAAGCTGGTCTGGGTACTTTGTGAGCACGTAGACAGCCCGCATCCGCTGACTGATCTGGGCTCCACCTACATTCATGTTCTGGAAGCTGTACCACTGCTTCGGAATGTACTTGCCAACGGCCGGGATTCTGCCTATAGGCAGCTCTCGGGTGACACCTGGAATTGGAACCGGGAACTTCCTAGGCTCCATTGGGACCAGAGTGTGGCCGGGTTCTGGGACTATAGCTATCTCAAGCCTGGGACCGCCGAGGGCAAGGTCGCTAGGCACCTTCAGGTAGCCTAAGTAGTGCATAAACTCATCCACGACGTAGGCACCAGGCTTCAGCGGGACCGCAACGCCGCCGCGCCACGCCCTGAACCACTCCTCGGCTATGTTCATAGGGTTGTAGGAGAGCATCCATAGGTACATCTGGGCAACTGGCTTGACCACGTAGTTGTCCAGCATGGTCATGCCCTTGAGGTTGAGAATATCACTGGAGTGCCTGGCAAGGGTCATGGCCATGCCAGACTGGTTGGCGAACTTCATAACTCCGAGCTTAAGGTTGCTCTGGAAGGTGGCCCTGACTATGTTGGATAGCATTGGCAAGGACTCTGCCATGGGTCTGTTGAAGATGTTGAGTACTGCACCCACATCCCGTCTGATCCTGGCACCAAGAAGCTCAGATGCCAACCTGAGGGTGTTGTCAGAAGCCTCCACCCCCAACTTTTGCAGCAGCAGAGGGGCTGCTTCCTGGGTCTTGAGCAGGCCGTGGATTCCTGAGTACTGGAGCTTCTCATAGATGTAGTTGACATCCACCACGGTTTGCTTGGTGACCTCAGCCTTTGCTCCAAGCCTCACAGCCCACTGGCCCAATTCATCCTCAGTTATCGGCCTTGTGGTGGTGCGGAGGAGTGCTGTACCAAGTTCCCCCAGCTTGCCGGATGGAGCGCCTGGACTCGTCACGCTCTCTCGCAGTGCAGCGGCGACAACCTCCGGGAGGTCGGTCTCAGCGGCATCCTGGAGCCCATTGGGCCTACGGAAGTAGGCGGCCACAGTCCGGTTCAGAAGTGGTATGACACCTCGCTCCTCGTCAACTATGAGCTCGGCTGCCAGTTGCTCCGCTGTCTTGGGTATGGCCTTATAGGTCAGCCTCAGGGGCCAGAACAAGAGCCGGTCCCAGGCTGAGTTCCAGCCAGACTCAGTAGCCGCCACAACCGGGCCAACCGACCTGAGGAACGGAGTGGATTCGATGATGGGTAAGCTGCTGAAGGCTCTGGCGCCCTTGGTGGCAATCCCCAGGCCGACATAGTTAATGGGGTCACCCACGGTCTCTGCTAGGAACTTAACGGCCCCAGGCGCATTCCACTCCTGAAAGGCTGCACCAAAGGCACTCCATCCACCCATGCCCTCAGCGAGGGATGCCTTGTACTGCGCCTCAAGCGAGGCAGTGCCTCTGATGGGAGGAAGGCCGACCTTGCCTATAATCCTATTGACCGCCAGGATCTCGCCAGCTGCCAGCGGCTGCTCAAACTTCCTGCGGAAGGCATCCATCGCCTCACCCGCAGCGAGAGCGGGCTGAGTGATGGCCATCTTGACCTTCTGCCATGCGGAGAGCTTGGGGATCTCTGGCACAGTGATGCCAGCGCGGTATGTCTGGATGGTGAGGTATTGACTATACCAGTCTTGGCCTAGCCTCCTGGCGGCCTCACCAGTATCATTGACCATCTTCTGGTACTGTTCATCGGTTAGTCCCATGTCGCTCAGTACACCACGAAGTTGGTCGGAGGTGAGCCCGGCTGGAGGCTGCATCGGACCTCCGAGGCTGGTGTAGTACTTGATCAACTCGTCAGTGGTGACTGAGGATAGTACCACAGGGTGTGGGCGGTAGGTCTGGGTTAGGGCCTGAGTCACCTCCTGAACAGTGGCGGTGGGCTTCGGAGGAATGGAGGGACTGAGTCTGGTGATCAGGTCTGAGAAGAACTCTCGGTCCTCCTGGCTGAGACTAACCTGAGGCCGAGCCAAAGTCTGGTCGGCAGAAGTCATCTGAGGCCCAGCCTCCTGAAAGAACTTGTCAATATCCTCAACGGTCTTGACCTCACCGCTGGACATGGCGTAAGGCAGCCAGGTAATGATGTAAGCGCGGGTGGAGGCATGTTGGTACTCATCCAATGCTGCTACATGCTCCGCCGCTGCTGTATTCACAGCGGGAAGTTTGCTCTCCCTGACCATGCGCGCCACATCGGACCAAGACGGCATTCGGCTTAAGTCGGTATACTTCATCCATGGCATACCCTCAAGCCGCTGTTGTAACACCTTCTCGGACAGGCCGACGAGAGCCGAGGCGGTGTCAACCTGCTCCTGGGTGTAACCGTGCTTGGCATACCAATCGTAGATTTCCTCCTTGGTTGGGGGAGTAATGTACCCAGTAGATGTCTGGGTGAGTGGAATCGAGCTGCCCTCAAGGTGATTCTGTGTGAGCTCCACAGCATTCAGAGAATCTCGGAGCATCTGCCGGTAGCCGGCAAAGTACTCAGGAACCTCCTCGAAGCCTACACGCTGGCGGGCTTTGAGAGCCGGGAATAGTGGTGCCAGGACTTGGGCGAACGGAGGGTATGCTGCGGCGACAGGGGTGAGGGCATGCTCTAGCGCTGCGCCAGCCCAGACATACTCCAGCTCATTTCGGTAGGCCGGGTCCATGAAGGCTTCCCAGTCTGCGCTGCTGCCAGCCGGCCCCAGCACATAGTCGTAGAGTCCCTGCTCACCATAGAAGTAGGCGGCGTATGCCTTCTTCTCATCACCGAGACTCTTCTGAAGGTCGACCAGATATTGCGCAGCACGCTGGAGGCTGGCCTCAGGGTCAGTTCGCCAGTCAGTCCCCCCAGAGACCCAACTAGGCATGAACTGAGCAATGCCATAAGCCCGCTCAGGACCACCAGCGAGTGGATTGAACCCAGACTCCCAGTTGATGAGCCGAGTGAACTTGTACGGGTCAAGGCCATGCTGCTGGCCTATGTCGTAAGCCCGCTGCTTCCAGTACTCAGGTCCACCCTGGACCGACTCTTGAGTCATTATTGTGCTCCGTAACCCTGAACTTCGCGTGGAATAATCTCTCCGGCTGGAGGTCCAGCTCCCTCTGGACGCTGTGGCAGGCGCGCTTGCTGCGCCTCAGCCCCGAGCATGGCCTCAAGCTTCGCCGCTGCCTTCTCAAAGAGGTCTGCCGATGCAGTATCCTTGGCATCCCTCAGCCGCTGCGCCTCTGAGCGCCAAGCCTGAATCGTGGAGATGGCTATTGCCGTAGGATGCTGAAGAGCGCGACTGGCATTAACCCTCGCCTCCTCGGTCATTGGGTCCTGCACCTCGGGGAACAGCAGGTCCATGATGGTCTGAGGACTGAGCTGGAACTGAGGATTGAGCATCCTGGCTGTACTCACCCGCTGGATAAGGTCACCAGGGATGCTAACCTCAACTCCGACCTCAACCTCAATCTCTCTTGGAGCAGCGGGCAGCACATCTGGTAGGGCGAAGCCATATGGTGCATACCTGTTATCCCGCATGTGAGTGAGCCAGAGCTTGTCCACTCCGGCAAGCACGGCCTGAGCCGCATCCCGGTAGTCACCCAGGATTTGGGTGGCTGCGCTCGCTATCTGGCTCATAAGGTAGCTAGCCATCTCCTGCTGGACATTGCCATAGAGGGCATATGGGAGGGAGCCCCGCTGCATCATGCCCTGCAGGTCGAACATAGTGGTCCTGATGTCCACTGGCACAGCCGGAACTGGCAGCAACTCGACTGAGTCCTCGGGAGCGCCCTTGAAGATGGCACCACGCTTGAAGATGCTCTCTTCATCCAGTATGTTGCCCTCCCGGCTGCGCTCAAACCAGCGAGGTTGCGCCGTGTCCCTCAAGAGTTGCTGGAGGAAGGTCATCTGCCGGTTGTAGTTATTGTAGACGCCCTCATTGACCGCGATGATGGCTTCACCAATGTGCGCCTTCCAGGTGTCATCACCTTCTATGATGGTGCCCTGGTCAGGAAGCCCACCTACCGGCGACACCAGGATGGGAATGGTGGGGAATGGAGTAGCATCGTCAGGTCTCACTATCTCGCTGTTGAAAACCACCACATTCCTTACGGCACCACCCTCAACGTACCAGAGATCATAAACAGTGGTGTTGCCAGTGAGGAGCCTAGGCTTGAATGACCAGTTCCTGAGTGCAGCCTTGCGAGCCGCTGCTTTCGTGGTGATACTGTAGATGTGAGCACAGGCTATTAGTTCCTCGTCGCCAAGGTCGGGAAAGACCTCGGCAGGGTTCCAGGCTTCTGCCACCAGCTCATCCTCAGTGGCATATGCCAGAACTGAGTACCAGCCAGTGGCCAGCATCAGCGATACAAGCCTCCTGAGCCAGCGCTGGTGACCTCGGCGCCTGCTGATAATGTCCAACCGCTCCCACTGCTCGGCCAAAAAGTTGTTAATGGAGGCCAAGCCCGCTTCTACGGCCCGGCCCACAGCACCTCTGACATGGTGTGGGATGACCTTAGGAGTTAGCAGGTGGAGGGCAAGGTTGTAGAAGGTCCTGGGATCATTGCTGGTGAAGCTCTCCATACCAACCTGCTTGAGCTTATCCTCGAGCATGAGGATCTTGTACCAGTCGGGGAACTTGGCACCCCTGGTGTCCCAGTACTTTCTCAAGTCCGCGCAGTCGCCCCTGACCTTAGAAGCCGCCGTGTATGGCATATCACCACCCCTGATTCCAGCCAGCCTGCCCGGCATATCCTCGCTTGCCCCTATGTGGCCTGTGGGTGGCCATGGCTATGGCCGCTGTATCGTGAATGTCATCGTCGCCCAAGGAGATCACCTTGTCACCTTGAAACCTCATGCCCCGCATTTCACCAATGAGGTCAAGGTCGTGAGTAACCATGAACGGGAGGGTTTGCTGGAGTTGCTGGATCATGTAAGGCTTGGTTTTAGGTGTGGTAAGCCACCCAATCTGCATACCTTCCCTGCCAGAGGCTATGTCGCGGCGGTAGTAGAGCTTAGGATAGTTCTTGAGGCAAACCACCACAGCCAGGCCGTGGCTGTTAGCCTCAATGACTATCAGCGCTGTGTTATAGAGCCTTGCAATGCGCTCGGCCTTGATTGCAGTCTGCTCTGGACCTACGAGCCCTGCGAAGGTTGCGCAGTGAATAGGCTTCTCAGGGCCGGTCTCAGGCTGCTCAAACTTCCAGACCGTGATGGCCGTCTTGGTAATCTTGGCCTGGCTGGGGTCTATGACCACCGCATACTGCACACCTTCCTCAGGTGGGTACCAGACCTTGAAGTTCTCAATAGTATGAGGGGCTTTGTAGGCGTTGGCGGCGTGCATCTTCAAGGTCTCAGCATCATAGACCATATCGCCCGTGGCTAGGAAGCAAGTCTCCTCATCCTCAACATACTCCTGCCAGAAGTACTTGGCCGTCTCGCCTGTGGCCCTGAGCTGCTCCATTTCCTCAATCTTGCGGCGACGCCAGCGAATCTGGTCCTCATCGAGGTGGTGAATGGCGATGAGCTTTTCCTCTTCAAGGGTGAAGTCCAGCTCACCCTTATCCCGCTCCAGGGCAAAGACACTGCCGCGGGGTATTCGGTACTCAGGACACAGCCACCACGGATATACCAGATTCTTGTAGATGGCGGTGCCAATGAGCTCCCCACGCTTACTTGCCCGCCAGTCCAGGCAGAAGGCATTATCCTCGCCATTGGGGGTGCTAACCTTCATAATGAGTCCGGTGATAGGCACCCGCTGCTGCAGTGGAACCATGATGCGCTCCGGGTCGGGCCAGAAGGCGTACTCATCTGCCAAGACATTGTGGAGAGTTTCACCCCGACCAAAGATGTAGGCACGAGCGGAGCCTGTGTACATGGTGCCATTGATAGCCGGAAAAGTCTTCTCGTAGGCAGAACTGTGGTGCATCTCGGGCTTGAACTGAGGAGGTATGGAGTCATAGAATAGCTGGGACTTATGCAGTAGGCGCTGAGTGATGAACTCCTCGTGGGCAATGACCACGGAGGCTGTGCCCGGGGTCAGGATGGTATCCCACAAGAAGTAAGCCATGACGATTGAAGTTACCCCGAGCTGTCCCGCTTTCAAGACGTTGAGCCTGCGCTCCCCAGCCATGAGGTGCTTGACGATATCCTCTTGCACCGCATTGAGCACAAATGGCACCTCATTCCGCTCCTTATCCTCGATCTTCATGAAGCGAGGTATGAAGAAGAGCGGATTCTGGACAGCCTCGGCTACCAGGTCAACTGTGGCCACGAACCTAGCCCAAGTCTTCTATGACGAGTGCCACGTAGGCTGTAATGCCCGAACCGCCAGCCGGCGCTGCTACAATAATGTTGTCACCTGGGGCGCACACTGCTTCACCACCATCCGGCACAAAGACCACATCCTGCAGGTTGGCAGTGGCGCCAACAAACAGCTTGTGGTCGTAGTTAGCCCCCAAGATGGAGTCAACCTGCACATAGAGTGCAGTCGCGGTGTATGTAGGGGCTGCCGAGTAGTGGATGGCCACGCGCCTCAGCTTGAATGCCTTCGTTAGCACAGTGGTCGAGGTCAGCAGCGTGTTGGCAGTGCCAGCTTCATTGAGCAGGCGGAAGGTCTTGACATCTGCTGACTGGGCACCGAATATGAGCTGCGTCTGCGCCATGTCTTACCTCCTGCGGTGGGCTCTGGTTCTGGCAGCCTTCCGTGCACCGCGGCGGCGCGCAGCGCGGCTCGGCCTAGGTAGCCTGTGCAGAGTCAGTGCCAATCTCGACTGCCGCCCGGTTGCACCCTTAGCATGTCGGTGGGCTCTGGCATAAGCCATTGTGCCCATTCCAGCACGCCGGGCCTTTGCCCTAAGGGCCCCTGGGTGCCTGATGGCCCCCTTGATCCATCTTTTAGCCATTCCTGCCTCCCTTCCTGTGGGAGCACTTGCACCTGCCACCCATACAGGCCCAGCACATGAATACCAAGCATGGTGGGCAGATGTTGAAGATGCTCATCTCAACTTCCTCCGCTGGTGCCTCCCTCTGATGCCTACCCTTGACACATGGGCCTTTTGGGCATTGCGCCTGCTCGCATCCCGCATCCTGGCTGTTGCCCGATAACCCTTAGCCATCACTCCTCTGTAAGGCTCAAACTCTGCCGAACCTGCAGCATCTCCCAAGATGACCACAGTGAGAAGGCCATGAACAAGGTCATGGCGCCAAGCAATGCTCTTTCCCTCTTAGTGGCGGCTGCCTCCTCTAGCATTTCGCTGGCGACGAAAAGTCCGACCTGCGCTGCCAGGAAGGAGGCTAAGGCGTTGAGGAGGTTCATGGGCCACTCCTATGATCAGATCATAGCCCTTAGGTGTCAGTCTTGGTGCTTTTCCTGCCCAGCAGGGCGTCAAGACCTCCATTCGATTGAGCGTGGCCAAAGGCATACCCAGCCGCAAGGCCAGCTATTGCTACTAACCACTGTGGCGCGCCAGCATCAGGATGGATGAGCTCGATGAGAACGGCGCTGACCAGGGAGATTATGGCAAAAAGCCCCGCAAAACATATCCTTAGAGTTGGCTCACTCAATCTCACCCCTCCTTGCTGCAATGTGGACCTCGCCCCCACGACCTCTGAGGCTCAGCACAAATGATGTCCAGTCAAACTCCTCTCCGCCACCCTCGCTGCCACTCAGAATCCGCTCGATGGTCTCAAGTTGCTGAGGAGTGTAGTGGCTCCGGGCCTTGAGCAAGTACTGGCTCTCCTGGTAGGTGAGAGGCTCCTTATCCTCCACCGACTTCTTGATGACATCGTAGTCCTTCTGGAGTATGAGCCTGTAGTTCCGGCGGAACTCAATCTCTAGGTAACGGTCGCCGAGCTTCTGTCTTAGCTCGCCCAATGCCTCTCGGTCCCATCGGGCAAACTCAGGATCATACCTGCGCCAGTTCCTCAGGGTGCGCTCGGTGACGCCTACGAACTCTACTGACTCCCTGATGGTGAAACCGGTGGCCCGGTACGAGAGGTATGTGGACTTCTTGCTGTCATCATAGAAAGCAGGCATCACCGATTCGGCGATTGCCTGCTCATCCCCTGGGTCAACCACGGTCATGCTTCTGTCTTGCATATACTTAGTATATCACAGAGCATCGTTCTTGTCAAGAGTTATGATTAACTCGCAGCGATCATTCCTTATTACGATGTTTAGCCTTATGTCAACAACTCGGATACTGCTTGACATAGAATATCACTGCGTGTTAGAATAGTATTAGGAGGCAAAATGAGGGTTTACTACCACATACTTTGGCCCAGGGGTCTAGCCTTTAACCTGAACAAAGCACTCAGGATTGTGGGCTTCAGCCGGTCCGAAGCTGCTCGTCTAGACCACAACCGAGTCACCAGAAAGTTGCCCCGTATCCAGTGTGTGAAGCTGGGACCTCACAGCGCCCTGCTTATCCTCGATGGTGAAAGGGGGTCACGGCCCACTAATGCAGATGGTGCAGAACTGCCACCTCCATTCCGTGACATGGAGATAGTGGAGCGAGCAGAGAAGCTGTGGGTCTGGTGCTTCCAGGGTGAGGAGCCATGAGTAACATCCTATATCCTTACATGCCAGCCATGCCACAGTGCAATAACTGCGGGGAGTGCTGTGGTCCCGCCTCTGCCACTGACAGAGAGGTGGCCCTAATAAGGGAGTATGTGGTTGCTCACCACATCAGGACCAGAGATGGTGACTTCCTAGCCTGCCCATTCCTGGGTGAAGGAAAATGCCTCATCTATGAGGTTAGGCCGTGGGTATGCCGGATGTTCGGAGTGACAAAGCAACTGCCCTGCCCCCACTTCCCTGAGGCTGCCATCATGGACTTCCCCGCTGAAAGGGCGATAGTTGAGGGTTGGATGAGCATCAATGATACGACCCTGATGGAGGTGCCATGGACATCTGGGTGACATGGTGCAGGCGGCAGTCCAAGTGTGCCCACTGTCCTGAACCCATCACCGCCGGAACCCCAGTGGTGGTGGGCAAGCTCTGGGCCATAAAGGGTGAAAGGCTGAAGTATCCCAAGGTGTTCAGGTGGCACTTCCCTGAATGCTGGGTGGAACAGGCTAGAACACACTTGGATGACACTCCATTTGTGCCTAAGAGGTCAACTGGCAGACCTCCAATGGAGCTGGAGCCTGAAGTTAGGGCCTGCAGGTCCAGGCTGGTGCGACACTATGCCGTGGTCGTCCACCAGATCAGGAAGGCCGCGGTCGCTGGGAACATCAATAAAGTGCTGACCCTGGAGGTGCGCAGGCAGAAGATAATTGTTGCTGTGGCAGCCATTGGGCCTGTGCCGAAGAGGTGGACCATTGGATAGCAAGGAGTGGAAAGAATACCTGCATGGCAAGTCCTGGCGTTGCCCACACTCCCCCAATGGCGCGCATCACTGGCTCCTTGATGCAGGCAACAAAGGGAGGTGCAAGTACTGCTCTGCCACCAGGCACTTTGTACCCCGCATATTTTATGGGCATACCTCGCTGGATACTGACCCAACCATGGCCTTCAAGGCGGAGTTCCCACATCGAGTAACTTCTGAGAGCGAACCTTAAAAGGGCAATCAATCATAAAAGGGGAGCATGGCGGGAGGCCCGTAAAGTGCTCATGCGAACATTTAGCCTCCCGCGAATTGTTGGCATCATGCTAAGGACCCCCTGCGCCCTGGATGATTGTTAGCCTGGTGCTAACAATTGGAATTGCGCTAACGGTGAGCTAGGCATAACAATATCCCCTCCGAGTGCCACGGAGGGGATATGTCAGGTCCCGGGATATGCGGGCTAGCTCACTTCGTGCAGGAGCCCCTCGGACACTGCGCGCTTCATCACCCGCGTCTTGATGTTCCAGCGCTCACTGTTCGTGGCCGCGCCATCATGGGCCGCACGCTCTTCCGCGTTCGCGAACCTCTCGTAGATCGCGCCCAGGGGCATCCCGTAGCGGTCCGCGGCTGAGCCCTTCGCAGCCGCAACACGCGCGCCCGGAGGCTTCGGCTCCGCCTTGCTCGTAACGGCGGCGTCGAATAGGCTTTCCGTTGGACTCCACATCAGCCGCAGCACGCCCCCCAGCCGAACCACATCGGATTCGAATGGTGCGAGGTGGGGCTTCGCCACCTCGATTATCCTGAGCCCGAGTGCAGTCCGCGCCTTCACGAGCTTCTCGTGCTCTGCCTTTGCGGCTGCGACACGCTGGCCCTCCACTTGCTTCGCAAGCGAAAGAATCTCGTCGATGTCGCCCGCAGCCGAAGCCTTCGCCAGCTGAGCCTTCAGGTCCTCCAGGCTCGGAGCCGGAGCTTCAGCCTGCGCACTCTTCGTCTCCTGGGTCATTGTAGCACCTCCATTCTGTGCCAGAATTGCTGAGGCGCGCAGGCACTCCTGCAATTCGCGGGTGCGCGCCCCTTGTCCATGATGCAATGATAACACGAGGTGCCGAGGCATGTCAAGCAGCATACGAACCTTTTGTGTCGTGCTAAGGGAAAAGCAGGGGAAATTAGCATGAAACTAATGGTCAGGAGACGAGCGGACCAGGATCGCATTATGTCAAGTAGAACATATGCTCTGTTGACAGATGCAACGCCTTGTGATATACTGAGCATGTGAACAATCAGGAGTGGCAGAGCTGAGGATGGCGAGGGCGCCCCATCCCCTGAGAGGTGGTATCATGGTGCCTGAGTCCGGGAGCAGAAGCATGAAGCGAGACTGGTCAACCATCGCGAGCTGGATGCTCATCGCCCTGCTCATAGTCTGGATATTGGCGAGGTGGCCATGGTAGAGAGATACATGGAGCAGAACCAGGCGTACCAGCATGGCATGGGGTTGAAAACAATGGAGCGCTGCGCCGTCTGCAACGCGCTGCTGGGTGAGGCCCACAGGTGGGGCTATGACCCAGACAATCCGTGCTGCTCTCAGGAGTGCGCCAGGGTGTGGAGGCTAGTGCAGGCCATTCATTGGCTGACTAACGCCCTGGACAAGCTGGACAGGCTCACAGTGGAGACTATCTAATGCTGTGCGCGGCGTGCGGCGAACCGAGGGGCGCCGACGAGATGAGCCCAACCCCATGCTACCAGTGTGGCTTGCTGGTGGGGTGGTGTTGCGCCGTTGAGACCAACTCGGGGGTGAGGCATTGGCGCTGTCCAGACCGCAGGTTGTGGAGGAAGGTCAAGAGGGAGGTGCCATATGGTGGCTAAGAGGTGCTACGACTGTGGCATGAGGTGGTACCGGGTTGCCGGCAGGCCCCGCCGCATCAGGGAGTGCCGGAATCCCAAGTGCAAGAGCTACGCCTTCAAGCCCAAGAAGGTTGATGAGGTGCAGGCCGAGGAGGCTGCCATGAGGCATGGGTAAGCATCCATACGTGAGGGTTGAGCCCGAGCCCAAGCCAAGGAGGCCGAAGCCAGTAGGGCTGATAACTCATGCCGGTAGGAGGCGAAGGGCCAGCAGCCTACATCGCCTAAATCAGCGCCAGCTCCATGAGGAGCATAAGCTCAGGCGAGCCGGCAAGCCAGTCAATGTCATAGTCGCTAGGAGGGGTGAATGATGCCAAATGAAGGGCCAGGTGAGCCCGAGTACTCTGAGGTGACAGGGGTAGTTGACGAGCGAAGAGAGACCCTCGCCCGCATGGCATCGGGGATGGTGATGACCAGCTTTGGCATAACATCACTGCTCCGGCGCCTCTACATCCAGGGTTACCGCGATGGCTACAAGGCCGCCAAGGAGGAAGATGGAGCAGTCCTGCAGGCAGGCCTGTGGCAGGTGCCTAGAGGAGAGTAATGATGTACGGTGATATGCAGCACCGCTACTGGAATAGCAATGGCATGGGCATGGCCATCGTAGCGGTCGAAGGTGCAGCCGATGACTGGGCCGCCTACATAGGAGCACTGCCAGACCCCGCCACTGAGCAGCTGACAGTGGAGTGGACCCGGGCATATGGATGCAAGCTGTCAGAGCGGGAAGCGCTAGCCTTCTTCCCATACTTCCCAACTCAGGATGGCGATGAGCCAGGAGAAAGGCTGGTGTACCGTGATTAGCCATGTGCCTTGAAACCATCAGGGTCAAGACTGTTGAGCTAGCCGGCTCATGCCACATCAGGTGTGCCGGCACCATCCATGGTGCATACCTGCATACTGGCCCCGGCCGTCGAAAGTTGCTGGATCACCTGCTGTGGGCCAGGGACAATGGTGCCATGATAGATGTGGAGGTAGTTCATGGTGCAATCGTGAAAGTCTATGGTCGGAGTGAGAAGCCGGACAGCATGGGGGACCAACTGTACGAGTACTTCAGAAGGAAGGGTCGGCTATGAGCAACCCCCTAGTCGCTAGGATCACCACCATAATAGGCACCGATGTGCCAGAGGACCAGCTCCTTGAGGAGTTGAAGGAGGCAGTCGCCGCCATAGCCCCCATAGTGGACAGACTGATGCCATCGGCGAAGGCCGGCTTCACCACAGCAAGTATCAACGACATGACAGCCAAGGATGCCTTGCTGCTGCTCCTCGGGCATGATGCCAGCAAAGAGGCAGGACTCAAGGAGGGTGAAGTGGTGGATGGAGTGGAGCTCCGCAACCGCATCAGGATGCACCTTGGGGAGCGTGAGAGTTGATGCGCTGTGAGTTTTGTGGCGGCCAGGTCCTGTACTTCCAGGGCGGGGAGGTGAATTGCCTGCAATGCAATCGGACTCCATTGAGCATGAGGCCAGCACTGAGGAGCTCAGAGCAGAGTATGCAAGGCTCAAGAAGCTTGGGCTTGAGCGATACTATTACCTTGAGCTCCGGGGTCATAAGCCAAACCCACAGGGGCTCAGCTTCGTAGACTGCCCAGGGTGCGGTAGCAGCGAGACCATCTACGGCTCACACCCTTATGGCTTCGCCTACGAGGAGTCCTATGTGTGCCTGCTCTGCGGCCTGCTGTTCGAGGGAGATGAGCTGTATGAGTGAAATCAGGGTGGGCCGGCGCCTCTACTTCCAAGGTGCCTTGGTGAAGATTGTGGCTGTGGAGCTGGTGGGCCACAACACCTGGGTCACCCTCCAGTATGAGGATGGCCGGCGTGAGGTTGTGCTCAGGAGTGTAGTGGCGAATGCGCTTTACAAATAAGTACCAGCCCAGGCGCAAGCCAAGAGCTGGCTATCGTTTCGCCCATGTCCGAAGGCGCATTCTGGAGAAGCGCGGAGTAAGCCAGCAGTCGAAGCTGGGTCGCCATCGTCGGCTTCCACCCATCAAGAAGGTGAAGAAGACGTGGGCGATGATAGCCCTAGAGTCTCGCTACAGGCTGTCCATCGAGGAGATGCTCACTGATGGCAGCCTTCGCCACATCCAGAGAAGGTTTGGGATCAACTACTCCACTGCCTGCAGGTGGAGGAAGAGGTTAGGCATAGTCATGGAGGTGGACAGTGAGGACTCCGAAGCTGGACAGCGAGGTTGAGGTCACCCAGTACCTGAGGCCAGATGGCAGGCCCGTGCCCAACTATGCCGAGGTCGGAGTGGAGTGGGTGAGGCGGGCTGAGGGCATGCACTTCTCAGCCGAGGTTCTAACCACTGGTGAGGTCGCCATCTATGGCAGGCTTGACGATGAGTCCGAGGAGCAGGAAATCACCGAGCTTGCCTATAATGGCCCGGGTGACAACTCACCGGACAATGCCTTGCGCCGAATCATTGAGAAACTCGAAGCGAGGAGAGTGCAGAGTGAAGGCAACAGCAGTTGATGTCGAGTGGAATGATCGGTATGACAATGAGCCTAGGCTCAAGCTCCTGGTGGATGAGTTGCCACCCATGTCCAGCCTCATCTACAAGAGTAAGGATATAGGCGGCTCCACTCTATTCTACGCAGAGCTCGATGGCTACGTCAGCTTCATGGTCCACAGCCCCCGTGATGAGTGCGGTTTTGGAGGCAGGACCTTCCACCTGCACCTTGAAGATGGCACTCAGGTTGCCATCAAGGGCCCATGGTCCAGCCGCTCTGGAGTTGTGAACCAGCACTTCGGCCCCTGCTTGGAGGTCAGCATCACTGCTGAGTCAGAGGTATGGGAGCAGGGCTTCACCTTCTATTCCGCCGCGGTCACTCTGGCCTTCGCCCGTGCTGCGGTCAGAAGGCTGAGGCCCACCATCTTCCTCCACAAAGAGCGAATCTTCCATGATGCCGAGGTCTACTACGTGCCTCGGCTCCTGAACCCATACTGCCCTAAGTGCCAGCTGAAGGTAAGCAAGAGAACTTGTCCTCAGTGCAAGGGCAGCATGGTGTACTAATGGAGGTAGAATCCCTAAGGCAGTTAATGGACTGGCAACCTCCTAATGTTGAGACCATCATATCAGGCGGCCTGCTCCTGCCACAGACGCGCCTTGTCATCTTCGGCCAGTGGAAAAGTTGGAAGTCCATGACCGCTCTCCACACCTCATTCTGCCTTGCTTCCGGGGCGAAGTGGTTCGGCTTCGACACCAAGGAAAGCACCCTCCTATCGCTGCAACTTGAGATTCCTAAAGCAGAGTTCCGCAAGCGGGTTATCAAATATGCCTCAGGCCACAACCTATACCCCACCAACCTCTGGTTCATCACTGAGCACTACCTAAAGCTGGATCGAGATTGGGGCTTTCAAGCCCTGGACCGGGCTGTGGCCATGGTGCAGCCCGATATAGTGGTCATCGACCCGCTGTACAAAGTCTTGACTGGCCATATCTCGGACCCGCGAGACATGATGGGCCTGCTGGATAACTTCGACCGCCTCATTGCCAAGTACAATGTTGCTCTCATCATTGTAACTCACACTCGCAAGCCGGGCACCGATGAAGAAGGCCACGTCATAGACCGAGGCGCTGAGGAGATGATGGGCAGCTCCTTCCTGCCGAACTGGTGTGATACTGCTGTGGGAGTGAGGAGGGTGAGTGAGCACTCCGATGACATAGAGGTGAGCTTTCCCCTCACCCGTAACTCAGAGGAAGAGCTGAAGCCCATGCTCATCCATATCAACCGGAACAACCTTAAGTTTGAGCGTATCTCGCTCCACCAAGGGTGATGGCCTTTCTATTACAATGTCAGTTAGATAGCCTGAAAATGGCTTCGTAATACATTACGTGTTACTAAGTATAATGTCTTAAGAGACAATTTATTATCACCAGCAGGAGGCAGGAAAGACTGAGTCATGGTTGATCCAACCTTCGAGCAACTGATGTCTGATGAGCCAGTAGGCCCAACGGTTGTGGTGAACCTGCGCCGAGAAGCCTATGATGTGTACATTGGGCGAGGTGGGCTGTGGGGCAACCCATACAGAATCGGTCCTAAGTGTAGCCGAGCCGAAGCCATTAGGCAGTACAGGGGGTACATTGCTCTGCGGCTAACCCTTGAGCCAGAGTTGCGGGCTAAATTTAAGGAGCTCAAGGGTAAGCGGCTTGGCTGCTACTGCAAACCCCTGCCGTGCCATGGTGATATACTGGTAGAGCTACTGGAGGCAGGAAATGAGAGATAGCATGGCGCAGAAAGGTGCATATGATAGGCCGGCTCTGCTGTTCCCAATACCTGAGGAGGACTACTGCATAGACTGTGCGCTGCCCTTTGCCCCAGGTGATAGGCTGGTCCCATTCATCTATGGCATGGCCAGCGACAAGCAGTGGCTAGTGGCGTGGGCACATATGGTATGCCCAAAGCCTGAGGAGGTGCAACATGAGGTGGAGAGCACAGGATAGGCAGCATCAGCGTCATCGCAGTGAGGTCCGAAACAGGGTGAGGATCGGGCGGGACCGGAAGATGATGCTGCGCCGTTCGAACAAGGCTAATAGGCGCGCTATCGAATCATTCGTGCTCGAGTGATTCGCATGGGACTTGACAGACTCTCGCACTCGAATATATACTGGTGTATGTGAGACATGTCAAACCTAGAACGGCTAAGGGCATGACGGCGGTGGAGGCCGCCTGGGTGGGGGCCTTCATTGATGCGGAGGGTTGCTATGTTATGGATGGCACCAAGAGCCTCTTACAGGTGGTAAATACCGAACCTGAACACATCTCTACCCTACTGAGGGTAACCGGCTGCGGGGCGGTTTACTGCCGACAGTTGCCCGGCCGAAAGCTATCACTACTGTGGGTAGTCTTCCGCAAGCTTGACGTGCAGGCCATTGCGGAGCAGACGGCACCATATAGCTTGAAAGCTCAAGCTGCCCTGCTAATCATCGCCAATAGGCTGCTGGGGAACTATGGGCTAAATGTTCACATGGGCATAGGGAGTAGGCTTGAGGTAAAGGAACTTGAGGCCAAGGAAGCGGCCCACCCACGGATGAGTGGCGAAGATTTAGGCATACTCGAGCACCGCATCCGAGAGAGGATGAGGGTAATGGGGGCACCATGCACTACATAGATTGCTCCTGTGCCCCGGGCTGCCGCAAGAGGCAAGAGGTGGCCAGGTCATGGAAGGCTGCCCACGCTGAGATGGATAAGAAGACCAACAGGGCAAAGCGTGAGGAGCAGGTGGAGGT